CCTACAGTATATGAAGTATTTAAGATATGGGGATTAAAAGCAGATGAATACTTTAAGTTTAATGGACAAGATAACGTATTTACCCTATACAACGGTTCAAAGGTTTTCCTTATCTCTTGTAACGATGTACCAAGCGACCCATTCTTTGAGAGATTTGGTTCTATGCAAATGACAAGAGGGTGGATTGAAGAGGGAGGAGAGATTGCTGAGAAAGCTAAGAGTAACTTATGGCTATCGATTGGACGATGGAAGAACAACGAATACAATCTTAAGAAGAAACTCCTAGTAACAGCTAACCCTAAGAAAGGATGGATGAAGAGAGACTTTGTTGACCCTCATAAGATAGGTGAGTTAGAACCACGTAAGAAGTTTGTTAAGGCTTTGGTTACTGATAACCCATACCTAGGAGAAGATTATGTGAATACACTACGAGAAGAGAAAGATGAAGTTACAAGACAACGTCTGTTTTATGGTGATTGGGACTATGCAGAGGATAAGAACTCACTCATTGATTACAATGCTCTTGATGATACGTTCACTAATACAATCGTAAAGGATAACAATAAGTATCTAACAGTTGACGTTGCTCGTATGGGTAAGGATAGTACTGTTATCTCAAGATGGGATGGATTAGAACTCGTAAGCGTTGATATGTTTAGCAAGCAAAGTATTACAGAGACAGCAAGTAAGATTAAGCTCATAGCATCAGCTGAACGAATACCATACTCACACATCATAATCGACGAGGATGGCATTGGAGGGGGTGTAGTTGATAGTTTATTCGGTGTACGAGGGTTTGTTGCTAACAGTGCTCCAATCCCTACAGCAAGCGAAATACGAGCTAAGATAAGTCAGATTAAGAATGACTTCACACCACGAGTTAACTTCAGAAGTCTTAAGAGTCAGTGTGGATTCAAGTTAGCTGAGCTTATTAACGAGCATAAGATTGCATTCAAAGTACCAGAACAACAGAACAACATCATAGAAGAACTCTCTGCACTTCTTAAACGAAAGGATATCGATAGTGAGGGTAAGCTACAGATTATTCCAAAGGATGAGGTTAAACAGGCATTAGGACGTTCACCAGACGTTGGAGACTCACTTATCTTTAGAATGTGGTTTGAGCTAACAAAGGATGCTCTACCAGCTCAAGCAGGACGTGAACACATTGTTACAAGACAAATGGAGATTATGAATAAGAACATTAGTAACTTCGGGAATAATTCAACAAAATAAGATATAATAACCATATGACAAACATACCAATGATGAGCCAAATTCCTCTATACAATCGAAAGAGCGTAGTTTTTCAATATGATGAAGAGAATCAAACAGTAACAGTAATTACATTCTCACGATATCCGATAGGAGATAGAACAGAAACATACGAAACTTCAACTCTTGTTGATTACAAAGATAAGACACCTATAGAAACAGTAAGACTTATTAACAAAGCTATTGTAGATAATGATGCGACAACAATGATAGAGAGTTACGATTGGGTCAAAAGTAGACAGAACAACTAATTCACTATACAATATATTTATATAAACAAATAGTATCGGTGGGACGCTACTATACAAATGCAAGATTTAAAATCAATAGGAAAAATCATCCAAGATATACAGTCAGATTATACAAGTGTTAAAACTAAAACGTCTGAATACGTAGAGTTTTCTCAGTTTGACAATAACAATCAAGTAGAAGCTTACCTATCCCAAAAACATATTAGTGGAGATTACGACTCACAAGGTAGAGAGAAACCATTTTCAGACATTGTTACAGCTCCAGTAAATATCTGGTATAGAGCAACAAAGAGAGCTATTAACGATATTAAGATTAAGGCTGATAAGGAAGGAAATGTAACTGCTGCTTATATGGCAACAGTTCTTATTCATAATTGGGCTAACAAAGAGAACTTTGATGCGTTCCTATCACAGTGGGGAATGACACTCGCAGCGTACGGTTCAGCTGTTACTAAATGGATTGACAGAGGAAGTACACTCGATTTCTCAGTTGTTAAATGGGGAAACTTCATGAGTGATAGTATCGACTTCTACAACAACGTAAAGGTTGAGAAGCTACAGATGACACAAGCTGAACTAATGAATCACCCAGGATACGACAAGAAGGTAGCTAAATCACTCTTAGATAGCCTTAAGGCACGAACAACTCTACGTCATGAGCAGAAAGATAACAAAGATGAATATGTTGAGCTGTTTGAGATTCATGGAGTACTCCCTCTATGGCATATCACAGGTAAAGATAGCGATAAGGATAAGTTTGTACAGCAAATGCACGTTGTATCTACACTGGACGCAGTAGGAGATTTTGAATACGAAGAATATGTCCTAGTTTCAGGACGAGAAGACAAAGACCCATACATTTTAACAAACCTATTACCAGACCCAACAGGACAGAGAGCAACAGGAAAGGGAGCAGTTGAGCTATTGTTCAATGCACAGTGGATGAAGAACCATGCTACAAAGCTTATTAAAGATAAGTTAGACCTCGCTAAAGACTTGTATCAAACAGCAGATGGTTCATTTGTTGGTAAGAACGCAACTAACGCTATTAACGATGGAGATATTCTAGTACATGAGGATGGTAAACAACTTACAAAAGTAAACACACAGTCGCTTAATATTGATGCTCTACAGGCATTTGGACAGCAATGGGATGCACTTGCACAGTCAATCTCTTCAACACCAGAGGCTATGAGAGGCGGAGATATCAAATCAGGTACAGCATACCGAACTCAACAGCTTGCAGTGAATGAATCATCATCACTCTTTGAGGAAATGGGTAAGAACAAAGACATTGCCATTAAGACTTTCTACAGAGAGTTTGTTATCCCTCATGTTAAGAAGAAAATGGATTCTACAGAAGAGATTAGTGCTATTCTAGACCACCAGAATGTTAAGAAGATTGATGCTAAGTTCGTAAGTAACAAGGTAGCAGCTAAGACTAACGCTAAGATTATCTCAATGGTTCTTGATGAGAGAAAGATGCCAACTCCACTTGATCAAGCAATGATGGTTCAAGAAGAAGAAGTAGGAATGAAAGCAGGACTAGCAGAGCTAGGTAACCAGAGATTCTTCAAACCAGATGAGATTGACGGTAAGTCATGGAAAGAGAGTATCAAAGATTTTGAATGGGATGTAGAAATCACAACACCAACAGACCAAAAGGATGTAAACCTAGCAATGGAGACGCTATCTAACGTTCTAGCTACAATTTCAGACCCTATGAAAGCTCAAGCTCTTCAGACACCAATGGGTAAGTTCTTGTTCAACAAGATACTCACTCTTACTGGAACTATCTCACCACTAGAGTTGGGAGATATAGAAGCTCAGCAAGATATGATATTGCAGGCTCAAACAGCACAATCACAACAAGTTATTGACCCTTCTGGTCAATCATTACCAGCACCACAGCCCCAGATGACTACATAGTAATAATAGCGGTGGGGTATTACTAAATAATTAAACACAATAATGGAAAATAAAACACAAGAAAGAACATCACGGTTCAATGAGGCTGAATATGGGTTATTGAAAACTCTATTCAGAGACTCAGATGAATTGTTGTATCTTATCCGAAAGATTTTCTTCTTTGGAGGATTAACTGAGGCTGAAATCAAACAAGCTGAGATATTCAAGAAAGAAGAAGTATTTAACGTACTTAAAAAGACATTTATTCCAGAGATTAGTGAAACAGACCCATATAATCAAGTAATTGATACATGGATGACACTAGACTTAAAGGATAAATTAGCTGATGAGATTGGTGTTCAAATCAATGCTCGAAGTAGAACTAATACAATGATGGAAGATGCTGTTAATCGGCTTAAGAACCCATCAACAGAAAAGGTATCAGTATTAGCATTTACTCCAGTTGACGGAGATGATGAAGAAAACCATACAGCACTAGTTGCTCGAAACAACTTTATCAGTGGAACTTCTTACCAATTGGCAAATCTAAAGATGATGTCAAAGAAAGATGAGAAGACTTCAGAAGAACTAAAGGAAGAACAAAGAAAGAATTCTTCAAAGTAATTTGACAGGATATATTATTAAGCATACAATTATAAATAACGAGACTAAACTCACACAAACGAATACAAAGACAAAACTTTATGAACGAAAATGAAAACGAGATTATTGACTCAACTATCAATACAGACTCAACTGAAAATGAGGAAATCGAGTTATACATGGGGGATGATGAAGACACTTCAAATGAACCACAAGAAGACGAAAGAGTAACGAAACTACAAAAGGAAATTGAAACTCTGTCTGCTCAAAAGGAACATTGGAGAAATAAGGCTCAGAAGGCAACACCAGTTGTTCAAGAGAATAATCAGACACCAAAAAATGACTCAAACCTTTCTACACTAGATGTACTAGCACTTAGTAAGTCAGAAATCCACGAAGACGATTACGATAGAGTATTAAGTTGGGCAAAAGACAACAAAATGCAAGTTCGTGAAGCACTTAAGGATGATGAACTAAAGGCAGTACTCGCAGTTAGAAACGAAAAGAGAACAGTCGCACAAGCATCACACAGTGGAGCTTCAAGACGTTCAAACTTTCAATTATCTGAAGATGCATTAATTTCTAATGCTCGTAAAGGTATTCTCCCTGACAAAGAATCTGATTGGGATAAACTCCATGAAGCAACAATGAAAGGAACGAGATAGGGCGTAAGCTATCGGTGGGTTATTAACATAACCTAAATTATAAAATGGCAAACACAATATCATCACGAACATACCGTGATAAATTCCTATCTACACGATTGGCATATGCACTACGAAAAAGACTAGTTGCAGAAGCTGTGTGTAAAGTGGACACATCTGATTCTCTACGAATCCAGAACCCTTATTCATCAACACCAACTGTAGTTGTACAGGCTCTATCTGGTTCATATACACCAGCAGACTTCACAACAACAGACGATACACTTACTGTTACAGATGAGTTTATCGTTGCAGAGCATATTCGAGACTTTGAAAGTCTTCTAACTCAGTTTGACTTGTACGCATCTCGAATTGACCAGATGACATACAAAGTTAAAGAAGTTGTTGATCGATACGTTATTAACAACCTTTGTGAAGATGGAACAGGTACTTATACAACTCCAGTAGGAGGATTCAGTGCTGCAAACTTCAACACAATCATGAGTAACTTGATTGCATCACTATCAGGATACGAGACATCATACGCTGATGGACTATTCTTGATTATCGAGAACACTGATCTACCAGGTATTATCACAGCCCAGGCTACAAACGGATTTAACTACGCAGACACAGCTCTACGAAACGGATTCGTTAATAACTACATGGGAATGGATATCTATGTTGTAAGATCAGGAACATTCGCTGACGAAACACTAGGAACAAAGACTTACACTAACGCTGGTCACCGAGTGGCTGGAGTTAAGAAAGTTGCAACTTATGCTGCTCCTCGACTCGTTAAGATTGAAGAGAAAATGGTATCAGGAAAGACTGGAATGGAAATTGCAGTTTACGGATACATTGGATTCAAGCTATGGGCTAATAACCTACCACTTGTAATCGACATTACACTCGCATAAATTACTCACCCTCTTTGGGGGGTTCTAGCTCACGCCTCCCACCGATACGTGGTCTAGACTCCCTCCGAGAGGAATAACAAAAATACCATTATGGCAAACACAAAGAAAACAACACAAAATGATGAAGCTGCACGATCAACTACAATTGATCTTACAAGTGACATCGTAAAAGGAGAAGTTACAATCGAGCCTCGAGAGACAACATTCATTGAAACAAAAGGGGAGGATGTAGCAGATATCGTTTCTAATCCAGTATACCCTCTAACACCAGGAGAAATTTACACACCAGAAGAAGCAGAAGCTGTCCGAAATGGAGAAGTTTCAGTAGACGCTGTAGTAGACGCTCATAAGGAAGAGGTATTTGATGGAACTGATGTTGTAGAGAAAGATAGTCTTAAAGCAAAGCTTTCTGATACTATTGCTCGATACAAAGAACAGTCTCCAGAGAACTACGAAGAGAAGAAAGAAGAGCTAGATGCTAAATTAAAAGCTGCTAATCCTAAAAAGGAAGAAACTAAATAATATGGCAGTAGCAAACGGAGTAGACCCAAAGTTTACTGGAGTAATTGGTTCAGCTGCGGGACAAGCTATTACAGCAGGAGGAGCACTTGTATTAAACCTAGGTGATGGAGCATCTCCAAACATCTACGTTGGTTCAGGAGCGCCAACAATCACAGCAACAAAAGGTTCATTATATATTAGAACTGATGGTTCATCTACATCAACACGTATGTATATCAACACAACAGGACTAGCAGTATGGACTAACTTCACAACAGCGGCATAACACAAAACTAACCATTTATTGGTTGGTGTAAGAAAATCGGTGACTTACATTAACTCATAAAAAACAAAATGATATTTAACGATATAGCAAAAACAAATCCATCGGGTGGAATAATCCAAGAAGATGAAACGATTCTTTTTGGAGATGAGGGCTATGGTCGTATATCAGGAGATACAAATAGATTATATCAATTCACAGTCAAGGCTAACCAAGCTCTTGACCGATTTGCGTTTCTAGCAATGACTTCAGATGGACGGTGGCAATGGGATGACTCTAATTACACAGATATCTCAATTGCAACTACAAACATTGTATCAGGTCAGAGAACATATACATTTGCCCTAGAACACCTAGAAATAGAGAAAGTACTTATTTCAAGCAGTAATGGAACATGGTCAGTGATTGAACCTATTGATGAAACGGACAAAGACGAAAGATATTACCTAGAAAACAACACAGGTAGAACAGGAACACCTAATAAGTACGATAAGAGAGGAGATACGATCTTCTTAGACATGACTCCTAACTATGCAGGGACGAATGCACTTAAGATTTACTTTAAGAGAGGACCTTCTTACTTTGCAACAACTGATACAACTAAAATACCAGGTATCCCTTCTGTTTTTCACTCTTTCATACCTCTTCACTCTTCAGTGAACTATGCAATTGATAAAAGTATGCCTATTGCGAAGGATAAATACACCCAGTTATCAGAAATGGAGAAGTCGATTAAATTCTTCTATTCAGCACGAAATAAGGACGAAAGCCCTAAATTACAAGCTTATTATCAAAATAACAAATAATATATGCCTACTACATGGGAAAACTTTGAAAGGCCAGGAGCACCTATAGGAGGGTGGATGTATGAGGAAGCTGATTTTACATATGACCAAATTCTTGATTTGGAAACAGGAGATTCTGTGTATTACGAAGCTTTAGGTGTAGCTCAAGTATGGACAAATACAACACCAAAGCCAACAACAACATATATAAAACCAACAAAGACGGCTTCAAGCTGGAATAATCAAGCAAAAATATAATGGCAACTACATATCCTACAACTATAGATACGCTTTCAAATCCTGTTTCAACTGACCAAGTTGCAAATGCAAACCCAGCACTACGACATGCAACACAGCATGCTAATGCTAACGATGCTATTGAGGCTTTAGAGGCTAAAGTTGGAACTAACGGTTCAGCTGTTACAACATCACATGATTATAAGTTAGGTGAAGTTATTACAACAGATAAAGCGGTGGGTAAGACAGCAACCCAAACACTTACAAATAAGACCCTCACAAGCCCTACAATCACGAACAAGACCTCTACTGGTACTGATTCAGGTACAGAGACACTTACTAATAAAAGTCTTACATCGCCAATAATAACAACACCTACAATATCGGGTACAGGATTTACTAATGCTAACCACATTCACGAAGGTGCTACAACAGGAGGTCAATTAAATGCAACTAACGTTTTTAGTGCAGGAACAGTGCCAACAGCACGTCTTGCTTCAGGGACTGCCAATACAACAACATACTTAAGAGGCGATCAGACATGGGCTTCTGTTACAGCTATAGGTAAATTTGGAGGAACAGGAGTTGATAGTGCTTTAACCCTTACATCAGGTCCTACAAATATTGACCTTGCAGGTGCAGCTTATTTTGAAAAGAATTATACTAGTATCTCAATAACTGGTACAGGACAGCTTACGTTTACTAATCCTCATGCAAATGGAACTATTATAAAACTACGAAGTCAGGGTAATGTGACACTCACGTCATCTGCCACACCTAACATTGAAGCAAGTAACTTAGGTGGTAATCTTACTAATTCAGCATCAGCTTCAGGATCATGTGTTGTTACACCTACAGCATATGGTTATTTTGGAACCGGAGGACCAGGGTCATCCGCACCAGCAGCGACTTCAGTAAGCGGTCAAAACGGTTCAAATATTGGTGGATACTATTGGACACATTATGTCAATTCCTCTTCTGCTGTAACAACTTCAATACAGTTGGCAATAGCCTTGCCTCCAATAAATCAAGTAGACCCAATTTATCCTGGTGGAGGAGGAAGTAGTGGATATGATCAGCCATCTGGAGGATTTCCTGTTTCAGGAGGAAGAGGAGGAGGTGCTTTAGATATTGAGTGTAATGGATCGTTAAACTTTACTTCAACTATTTGGGCTAAGGGTCAAACTGGAGCTACAAATGGATCTACAGTAGGTGGGCATGGAGCTGGAGGGACTGTAAGAATCCTATATACAGGACTCACTTCTGCAAGTGGGACTATATCAGTTACAAGTTCTGGTAACGCAGGTCAATCTCTCGTTGCACTTAATACAAGTAAAATATAATGCAAGAACAAATTAATAACCTACAAAGACAAATAGACGACTTAAAAGCAATGCTGAAAAATTCAAGTATGCCTATTGAGCTACGTGAAACTATTCGTAATGAGGTAATTAAAGAACAGATAAAGGAAACTCAAACAACTAATATCTATACCATTAACACGCTTGGAGATAGCGTAACTGTACCTGCAGCATTCACAAATGCGATAATTATTAAATGGAAAGGTAAAGAATATAAAGTACCATATTACAATGTATAAACTATTTCAAAACAATATAAAACAACTCAACATTGGCGACTCGCAAGGTACGCTGTTTAATAGTTTTAATATTGACCTATCTTACAACAAGGGAAAGTTAAGCGTTTCTCCTCGTACTCGAATCACAACAAACACAATCACAGACTTTGGAACACCTACAGGATTTGTATACTTTGATGGATACTGGTGGACTACCTCAGGACTATATGTGTGGAAAGCTGTAACTCCTCAGAGTCCTTTTGTTAAAGATGCATCTACTGGAGGAACGTACCTACCGCCAACTGACTGTGATAGTAGATATTCTCATTTAACTGTATTTAATGATCAACTTATCGTATCAACTCAATCTAGAATCTATAGAAAAGCAGCAAACGGAGCAGGAACTGGTGGATGGGATGTTATTGATACAGGATTAGCTGCAGCGATTGTAAGACCAGTATGTACATATTTAGGAAGATTATATTGGACCAGAACAGACAATACAATTGTATCCTGTGATGAAGCTTATACTATTGCTGTTATTGCTTCAGGTAACTTTAATCTAGATTTACCAAATAACTACAAAGTTACATTTTTAAAAACATATACAGCTGGTCTTTATATTGGAACAATTACATTTGATGGGACACAGGGTGTAGTTTTTGCTTGGAACGGGTCAAATCAAAAAGAAGCTCAATCTGCATACAATATATATGCACAAGGAGCCTTATCTTGTTATGTAGATAATACTTTCTTTTACATAATTAATTCTAATGCAGAGCTACTTCAATTTAACGGAGGAGCATTTACGCAAGTATCAAGATTACCTGTAAAACGAGAATCTCTATACAATGCAAATGCAACTGGTTCTTCTGGGAATAATAGATTCATTCACCCTGATGGAATGTGTTTGATTGATGGATTTCTATGTATGCTTATTAATGGAAGAACCAACTCAATGACTCAACAGGAGAACATTGCTTCTGGTATTTGGGAATTCTTGCCTGAAACAAATACTTTGTATCACAAATACTCAATGAGTTATAACACAATTGCAGGTACGCAGACTGACAATGGGCAAGTAATATTGAACATTGTAGGAGGTTTGGCAAATACATCAGACCTGCTCTCATACTCAGATGTCCAAAGAGGAAATTTCTTAGCCGGAGCTTCATTTTACTCAGATGCTACAACTGTAGGATATGGTGCATTTACGGATAATTACTTCGATAACGAACAGAAAGCAGGATTCTTTTCAACAGTTCAATTGAGAACCGAGAGGTTTGAGGATATGTTTCAGAGAATAACAACACTCTACACTCCAACTACTGGCATGCAAATAGTATGGAAATATAGAACAGTGCAAACAGATCATACTGATTTTACAATCACATGGACTTCAGCCAATACGTTCACAACAACTCAAGTAGGCATTGTTGCAGGAGATGAAATAACAATCATCCAAGGTAAAGGAAGTGGGAGGATTGCTCATGTTCTAGGAACTCCTACCTTTTCTACACCTAACTTTACAGTCACTTTAGATGAATCAATTATCAATGTAACTGGTACTGCGAAAGCAAGAGTGCAAAAATGGAAAAAGATTGGTACAATTAACAACATAAATCAGTTTTACGATACGGTGGGTATTGGACAACCTGGCACTTTAATAGAATTAAAAGCAGCAATTGTAGCAACAGGAGAGACTACAATTGACGAAGTAATTCTAGAAAATAAATTAAATAAATAACATGGACACCACCGGTAAAATAAAAATAGATTCTAATGTACCCCTACAAGATTGGGCTAAGTCAGGATATGAAACAGTTCCTCTAAATCAGACTAATAATCAGATTCAGTTGAATCAACCTCAGCCTATTCCTGCACCTAATCAGAATATGGCTATTACTCCAGCTTCTCTTCAGAGTGTTCCACAATTAAAACTTCCTACAGTACAGCAACCAACTGTTTCGGCAGGTGTTATTGCATCTACTCAACCTCAAACATCTCCTAGTTTTGATACAGCAGCTACAAATTACGATACAGCAAAAGCTTACTCAGGAAATGGAGCAGATAATGAACAAAAGTTATTAAATGACTTAGCAAAGAGTTTATATGGTCAAAAAGCATCTGCTCAGGCAAATCAAGTTAATATTGAAAATCAATTAGGTATACAAGAACAAGTTAAAGCCTCAAATGAAATAAATACAGAGATTGCAACACAGCAAAACTCTCTTAGAGGAGAACAAGACAGAATTAGAAATACTTTTGGAACAACTGCACAAAAACAATCAGCCCTTAACTCTTTAAATGATACATATGGACGTCGTCTTGCTGATTTAGCTATTCGACAATCTGCTGCAAATAGTAATATAACAGCAATTCAATCAAATGCAGAACGTCAAACAAAACTATTAACTGCACCACTTGACACACAGCTTGAATACCTCACAACTTTCGGTAAGGATAATGTTAACTACCTATCTTCTAAAGAAAAAGAAAAACTAGGGTTCATTATGGATGACATTAAGTCTCAGAAAGCCTCAATAGAGGCTCTACAAGCCGCTAAGGCGAAAGCAATTGAAGAGGTGGCAAATAATGGTGGTGGGACAGATCAAGCTGTTATAAAGGCAATACAGGACGCTAAAGACGTAACAGCTGTTGCACAAGGTGCTTCTAAATATCTTGGTCTTCTTGATAGACAGAAGATGGCATTTGATCAATCTATGCAAAGAGCATCTCTTGGTATTCAGCAGGCTAATTTAGCCATAAACAGAGCAGAGCTAGATATGAAACTTAATGCAGGCAAGCCAATTGATGTATCTCAAGTAGTAAACAACCCTAACATTCCACCAGCTGCAAAGAATAGTGCAGTCATTACGGCACTTGCAGGAAACCCTAAGATTGCAGATGGTACTAAGACTCAGATTGCTAATGCTTTAGCCGTATCTAATGCCTTACAAGATTTCGCTTCACTTACTCCCGATGGAAACTTTGAGGGACTAGGAAAATTTGCTTTAGCAGGAAGAATCCCAGGATATACAACACAGGCAAGTGTAGATAATAGTTCTTATTTGAAAGCAATTGAGCTTAAGACTCAAGTATGGGCTTCAGGAGCTAGTCTTACAGCAGAACAAACAAAATATGTTAAAGATTTGATTCCACAGGACAATGATAGAGATGCGGTTATTGCACAAAAGACAAATGCACTGGCAAACTTTATGAATGATCAAGTGAAATCACAGTTCCAATCTCAAGGGGTTCAGTTCAAACCAGAGAAAGTAGACCTTTTCCTATACGCTAAAGCTTCACCAGAACAGAAAGCATTATTAGAAGCAGAAAAAAACAAATAATATGGCACTAACACCAGAACAAATGAATCAGTTACGTTATCAGATGGGTATTCCAGTACCTAATGATAATTCAGTTGCCCCAACTTCTTCAGCAAAGAACTTACTGAGCGGAATTACTCCAGCGAGTCAAACAAACCTGCCTAAACCCTTATCCTTTACTCAAGGAGTTGCAGCAGATGCAAAAAAAAGAAATGACGCTATGTTTAATGCACAGCAGTCTAATCAAAATATAGGCTCAAAAGTACTACAAACATTCGGTCAAGGATTTGGGTTGGTTACAGATGTAGCAAAGAGAGCAGGTTCATCATTACTTGGTACAGCAAAAGAAGTAGCACCAGAAGCGACAAGTGCCTTTGGTCAAGGATTTAATCAGACCATTTCGGATGCTGTGAATACTGATACGGGTAGAGAAGCTATTAATGCTTTAAGTAGAGGTCAAGAGTACTACAATCAATTTAAACAAACTAATCCAGAAGCAGCAGCAAACTTGGAAGCAGGTGTTGATGTTCTATCTGTTATCCCATTGCTTCAAGGAATGAGAGATGCTGGATTATTGACTCAAACTCTTACGACAGGAGCGAAAAACCTTGTTAAAGCAGGGGTTTCAACTTTAAAAAATGAAGTTAAAAATGGAGTAAGTACAGCCTCTAATCTTATCAGCAATCCTCAAACATCAATACCAGAGGTAGGAACAATAAAAACATTAGCCAGTGATACTTTAACAAAGTTAAACCCTGCAGATGAGTCAGTTTTTAACCCTACAAGGTTAGTGCCAAAAGAGAAGCTTAAAAACATACCGATTGAAAACATTGTAGCTCAATCAGAAAGTAAAAGTGCAAAGTACGATAAGTATTTAAAAATTGCAGAGGATGCAGTTACAAGCAATTATAAGAAAACTCCTCTTACTGTTGCAGGAGATAAAGGTACAGAAGCTGTAAATCTTATTAAGAATAAGGTTGCAAAACAACAACTTATAAAACAAGAATCTCTAGGAAAGATTGGAGACAAACCAGTTTCTAATATCGGTTCAGTGAGAGCACAGTTAAGAGACGAGGTTAGAGATAAGATAGGATTGAACATAATTACAGACGCAGAAGGAATATCACTTAAAAGTGCAAAAGGGAGAGTATCAAAGATTGCTTTTGACCCAGCAGATAATAAACTTCTCACTGATTCATATAAACTACTCGCAGACTTGGGAAGTAAACCTACAGTTAGAATGTTAGATGATACGGTAGACGCATTAGGAGATTTACTCTATAAAAGACAAGGACTTACAGCTACTCCTGTTAATAGCCAAGTTGAAGGTATTCTTAAAAAAATGACAGGAATTCTCAATAAGAATGTTAAAAAAGTTGCAGGAGAACAATACAGTAAGGCTAATTCAAAAATGGCTTACATGATTGATACACTTAATACCCTCAATAAGTCCTTAGGGAAAGAGGGTGAGAGGGGAGCTTCACTCATGAAACAGCTATTTAGTCCTTCAGGAGAAAAACCAAGACGACTATTTGCCAAAGTAAAAGAGATTACAGGAATAGACCTTACCGAAGAAGCAACATTTGCTAAATTTGTTATGGAAAACGTGGGAGACGCTAGACAAGCTTCATTACTTGAAGAAGTTATCAGAGGGAGAACAGCTAGTCCTACAGGTCTTATTGAAAAAGCATTTGAAAGAACAATAAACAAATTACAAGACCCTATTGGAAAAGCAAGAAGAGTTATAAAGGACATACCTAAAGGACAATCTACTCCAATAAAGCCTTCTTCTAAGATACCTACTAATCAAGGTAAAATTGCATTAGGTGGAGCAGTTAATGAGGATGCAATCATGAAAGATCTTATGTCTTATAAACCAGAACCAATCAAAGTAAATGGTAAGCTTGAATTTGATGATAGAGACTTTGATATTGAAAAGCTACAGGAATTAGCTGAGAAGAGAGCACTAAAGCCAGAAGAACTAGAGAAAGCTAAGAAACTACTTAAATCTCTAGGGGTTTTATCAAAATCTTCTCAAAAGAAAGGAAGTACAGCAATCAATCCTTTAACAGTAGGTGCAGCAGCTGGAGTTGGAGCAACAGCAATAGCAAATAAGAAAAAATAACATGGATAATGTAACTCCTAAACAAAAAGAAAAACTTCAGAAGCTCGTTAATCTCATGAAGGAGGGTAATTTAGGAGTGCTTAAGTATCTAGCAGAGATAGAAGACAAGGTAGATATAGTATCTCCTAACATTGTAGATATATTATCTAAAGTTAAAGGAGAAAAAGGAGAAGATTATGTGATGACGGAAGAAGATAAGTCAGAACTTTTACTCTCTTTAAGAAGCCTATTTGACGATGAAAAGCTTATTGAAGAAGTGTTCTCGAAGATAGAAATACCCTTTGAAGATATAGCTAAAAAAGCATCTACATATATCAAAGTACCTAAACCAGAGAAGGTTGACTATAAAAGAATCAAATCAGAGGTTTTGTCAGACATTGTTATCCCTGTTCCAGAGAACGGGAAAGATGCTGACGAAAGTGCTATAATTGAAAAGGTAGAAGAACATATTGAAAAAAACCTACCACAATTTGGAGAAAGAATACGAGATGGACTTGAATTACTTGAGGGAGACGATAGACTAGACGCTTCAGCTATTAAAGGACTTAAGAAACTTATTAAGAGAGTATCAGGAGATGGACACGTTACATTCCATGGAGGAGGTGGAGTTGGAGCAATTAAAGGCATTGTAGCTGGAACAAATATTACTGTAGATAACACTAATCCTCAGTACCCTATTATTGCAAGTACTGGAGGTGGTGGAGGTGGATCTCTCACAACGATTCCCGTTACAGGAACAATCAATGATTCAAACCTAATATTTACTTCAGCTACTCAACCTGACGTACTTGTAATTAATGGAGGATTATACCAACAAACAGGAGGAGCTATCACTTGGACTTACGTAGCAGGAACTATAACTCTATCAAGTCCTGTAGGAACTAATGGTTCAATCTACGGTCTTACAACATCATCAGTAGTTACAGGAGTATTTGTAGATAATGAGTTTGTATCAGGTTCAGGAACAGCATTCGTATTAGCTCAAACTCCAGTATCAGGAAGTGTACACGTATATGGAATGGGACAAAGACTCTATCTTGGAGCAGATTACACAATCGTAGGTAAAAATATAACAACAACTAACACATGGTCATTAGGTCAAATATTAGCAGACTACAGAACATAATATGAAAAAAACACTTCTTACAATAGCATTACTCTTAACAGCCTCTGTATCTGCAGCTGCCTTTAATGCATTTCAAATAGCATCAGGAACCCCCTCAATTGGATTTATTCCTGTATCTACAAGCCTTACAGGACCAGCAACATGGATGTCTACTTCATCTCTAGGGTTTAGTGGTGGAGGTGGATCAACTACAACAATCAGTGGAGTGACTTGTGGGGCTTGTACATTTGCTACAGGTACTGCAACTGGAATAGGGTTGAACATATCGACTTCTTCAAACACTTTTACATTCACACCCACTGTACTATCAGGGTATGGAATACCTACAACAGCTAACATTACAGCTTGGAATGCAGCGTCAGCTTCTACAACAGCACTAACACCTGCCTATATTCGAGGATTGTTCAGTAATACAGCAACAGGATTAACGTATACGTCAGCAACAGGAGTAACCTCACTTACTGGAGGATATACAATCCCTGTAACTACAGATGTAACAAATTGGAATACATTCTATACAACTCCATCAACAAGAATTACTGCAGGAGCCAATTGTTCTTGGGCATCTAATACATTTAACTGTACAGGAGGTTCAGGTGGAGGAGCTACAACTACAATCAACGGATTTAGTGGTCCTACATTTACGTTTGCTACAACTACAGGATTTCTTA